TCTACCTCTTAGAAAACTAAAGCAATGAACACTAGGATAATAACTAAAACAATTCCACAATTGAAGCTGGTCGATCGGCATATCAGGCACTTCGGCTCTATCAAATTTTTCTTGAAAAAACGCTGATATAGGCAAACGCCAAAAACACGCACCGTTTGGTAACATAATGTTAAATAAGAGTGCGCGATCTGTAATAGAGACCACACTAAAGATACAACAGTCAACAGACTCTCCTTGATGTTTTTTAAGATCATATAAATATTCCTTTCTTATCTTGCAGTATATAGGTGGTATGTCAGCATTCAAGTATGCCATAAACTAGCACTTCCAACGTCTTCTTGCCTGTCTTAATCTTGAATTAGGATCTTTTGCAGCTTTAGGAAACTTCTTCATTTGCCCTGCTGATCTTGCACAATAAGATTTTCTACGTGCTGCTCTTTTCTTTCCTGGATTATCTTCTGTAACAGCGGTGCTTAATTTACTTCCAGGGTTTTTTCTTCTGTATGCTGCAACACCTGCAGCAGTCATACCTGCACCACTTTTTGTAGATCTAAAATTTTTTTTATTTCTAGCAGGCATGTTATCTCCACCCCTGCTAAACCCTAAAATTTTTAAACCTGCTTTATTCACTTTAGCCTGTATATGTAATAGTTATACTTCCACCAGCACCTGCAAGATTATAAACAAGTCCTTCTTTAAAAAGAATACCGGAACCTGGTACATAAACTTCTAAACCTTCTGTATTGAAATTGTATGTAGCAACTGCAGTTCCAGGTGATGATGCATCAGCTGAATCGTAAAAAATAATTGTTGAACTTGCAATACCTTCACCTTGAATAGAAGTAATTCTCATTCTTCCAGTCTTTGCTAATGTATCTGCACCAACCGTAGTCATATTAAGTACTTTTTGGTCTGAACTAAAACTTCCTCCGCCTGACATAATTTTCTCCTATTATTTGTGGCTCCCGAAGGAGCCACTATTTAATTATTAACTGTCTGCAAATGGTGTAGCAATTGTGCCATCACCAATTAGTAAACCTTCAACCATGTATTGATTGTCTGCTATCGCAGTAAATTTAATTCTTGAACCAGCTAAACCGCCCTTAGTTGCGTTTCCTGCTCCAGCTTCGCCAAGTAAATTAATTGTATCATTAGATGCAGCAGGTACGAAAGCTTTTTTCGCACCATCATCAACACCAATCATAACAGAACCAACAAACTTGTCAGTTCCATCAGTTGCAATTGAACCTGTAAAATTATCTTTAAAGAAAATTTCAAAAGTAGTTCCAATTGTACTTGGGTTACTAGGATCATTAGCTCCAGCTACTGCTGAATTTGCAGTTGCATTAATAGTTGGTAATGTAATCGCAGTTGGTGTTCCAGCTGGATCCATTGTAACAACTCTTCCTGCATGAGCTGCAACAGTTAAATCAGTTGCTAAAGTTAAATCAACAGTTGATCCTGGGCCAATAGATTGAAAACCGTTTTGCGATCTTACCGGTCCAGAAAAAGTAGTATTTGCCATAATAGTTTCTCCTTTGTATAGCGTTCATTATGTAGTCTCTATACCGTCTGCCTAGTCAGTCTACATAATAATTATTTATCTAGGTCTTTTCATTATACATAAAAAAAGGGGCGATGTGAACACCGCCCCTTTTAAGTAACCCTAAGGGTTAAATATATTGACTATTAGCTAGTCGGTAAGTTTCCGTTACCAAATATACATCTTGGGTCTGACCAACCAAAGCTGTATCTTTCTCTAGCTTTAAATCTCATATTACCTGTATCGAAGTCACCTTCCATTGCAGTTTTGATAGGTGATCTAACGAAGTATTTTAATCCGTTAGGCACATCAGTTAACAAGAAGAATGAGTCTGTGTCAGTTAAAAAGTTATTAACTCTGTAACCTTCAGGAACCATTCCCATGTTATTAATTGCATTGATGTCATTGTCGGCAGTTCCAACTCTCATTGGCGACTTCATGATTCTCTCAGCAGTAAATTGTAATTCTTTTGGAATTATCATTTTTCTACCAGAAGAAGCAATTTTTAAGCCTCTTTCATCGACAAATCCAGCAATGTCAATTAATGACTGCTCGAGTGAAGTTTCGTTAAGGTCTGCAGCAGTTGCTAAAACGTTTGAGAAAGTTCCGCCTGTTGCAAGTGGGTGAGCGTTTCCGATTAGGGATTCACCATCTCCACCAACAGCAGTTGTAACTTGCGCATTGTTTAGAATGTTCGCAGCTTTAACTTGCGTCGTGTTTGCCATAGATCTTGCAAGAGCTCTTGTGTATCTGCCCGCAAGTCTATCGTATAGGTTGTCTTCGATCGCTTCTTCAGTAATAGCAAATGCTAAAGCGATAGTTTCGTGGTTGTATCTAGCTGTGAAAGTTTCACCCGCTTGATCGAACACTACTCCAGCACCTTCTTGTTTAGTTGGTGCAGAAGCGAAACCGCTTAACATTACTTCTTCTTCAAAAGCTCTGTCAGATGTTTCAGTAGCGAAAATTTCAGCATGCTGATTTTCGTATCTACTATATTCCAGGCCGAATAAAGCATTCAAACCTGGCTCTAGTTCTTTAACTAGCTGTGATCGTGATATTGCCATAGTTATTCTCCTTTATCTTAAGCTAAGCCTGTACCACTTCTATAGAAGTGATTGTTGATTCTAACAAGAATGTTAGCATTTGATACAGTTGTATCCTGATTTTCAGGATCTTGTGTTATATCAATTGCTTGAACCGCGAAAGTAGCTGCAGTACCTGAGGCACTTACATCTAATTGCACGCTTGATATTCCTGTTTGTGTTACTCCACTTGCAGTAGTAACAGAGTAGTTTTTGAACAAGTCCGCTCTAGTAAAAGCCTCGTCTGCGTCCATTAAAAATACTGCATCTGGATCATCAACAACAAAGGCAGTAATATCGCCTTGAGTTGGTGCAATTGAACCAGGGTAGTAATTTTTGTACGTTGGCTTTTGAGTAGTTGGATCGTTGTAAAAAACTCCGTTAAAAACACCCACAACAGCGTCACTAGTATTACCAGTATGTCTTTCAATATTTCCAGTTGATGTTGGAATAACCAAATCACCTTGGAAGATTGCAGTTCCATAGTTAGATTTAATAGTGTATCTGTTTTGAGCACCTGCTAATGGTGTACCATCTAGTTTTCTGTATGGTCTAAGACCAAACTTTTCCAGTTGATTTGACATCGTCAGTTCTCCTTAACTTAGTTAGTTTATTTAATCCAAGCTATCTAAAGTAGGTAATGCAAAAAAATTATTTTTTACGACTACCACCAAAGGTAACTCTAGACTGTCTATCAATATTGATAGGCATGTCCGGGTGTTGCTCCTTCATAAGATCTCGATCAACCGCGTCTGTTCTGTCTTGAGTTATTTTTCTAAAATACTCAGCACGACTTTTCAATATCTCCTCCGGTATCCTTGCCAACACAAGGCCACCAATTCCGATTAAACCAGCGTGTTTGCCTTCATGAATGACGGGATAATCATGTTCACCTATTTCACTTAAAAGTGTTTCGGCTTTCACAAATTCCCACCCTTCTCTTAGTTTCTTAGATACATTACCTGGATCTTCAAAACCGTTTGCAGAGGTTCTTATCCATCTATGTGAATATCCCTGCGGTGGCGCTGGCGCATCCAAACTGGATGGTGGAGTCCAATCTTTCTTTCTAGAAAGTTTAGTTCTAGATTCAGACTCGCGTGAAGTTTTTTTAATAGTTTCCATATTAGGCTCCTTCCTTCACGTATTTTGCGTATTCCTCTAGCGGCACCCCTAATTTCTTAGCGATAACTACCTGTGATTTGGTGAGTTTCACAGACTTGCGTCCACCTGATCTTCTGCTAACAGAAGCTACGTTTTGGACGGGTGCAGCTTTTGTTGTTTCTCCAGTAGAAGATTCGGCAAATTTCTGAGGGAAATACTCCTTCATACGTTTGTTGATTTGATTATAATAGGCATCACTCTCCGCGTCAATTCCCTCCTGCAACAGGTCTTCATGTATTCCCATAGCAGCAGAAGTTAATACTCTATCAGATCCAAACCACTCATTTTCTGTAGCCCATTCCTGAGCTCTTGTACTAATTTGTGGTTGCGGAGCCTGATTTTTTTCTTCAACAGGTTGTGATTCTACTTCTTTTTTTCTAGACTCTTTTTCATCAAGGGTCATCGAAACTTTTTCTTTCTCTACAGCTAATTTTGTAAGCTTATCTTGAGCTTCCATAATTTGATCTGCATCTTGAGAATCTAAAGCTACTTTTAATTCAGCTTTTGCTTTATCTCTTTCTGAATCAATTCTAGCGTTATATTCTTTAAGGTAGTTAGTATCAGTTTCTTCAAATTTCTTTTCAGCACTTTCATACTTACTTTTTAAACCTTTTGCATACTCAACTGCCGCTCTTTCTCTACGTTCAGCTTCTTTAGCTTGAAAGGTTAATTTTTTTATTCTTTTTTGAACCTTATCAGAATAGTCTTGAAGACCTGTGTCTTCTTCTTTTTCTTCTACTTGTTCAAATTTTGGTTCTGTTTTTGGTTCTTCTGCTTCAGTTTGTTTTGCTTCTTGTAAAAGCTCTTTTGCAGTTTTACCACCAGAAACATCCGTGTAACCTAAATCAACATCTTCTTTTTTTTCAAATTCAGTTGTTGACTCTGTTGGAGTTTCTACTTCTATTGTTTGATCGTTAACACCATCAGTGTCTAATTCTACTGATGGATTTTTTTCTTGTATGTCTGCCATTTAGTCCTCCTAGTAATGGTGCAAAATATCGTTGGGGTCGCTTATAGTCGAAATGACTTCATCATCATTTAAAACTCTTACTTCTCCTCCGTCTATTTTGAATCTTGAACCTGCGTACCTACTAAAAATTATCCATTCATTTAGTTTGCACCAAGGCCCTTTTGGAAATTTATCTTTATCGTGATAACAAAGATCTCCCATTTTTAATACCAGACCACAAACTGTAGTCATCTGTATTGTTTCTTGTGTTGCATCAGATAACCAAAGACCACCTTTAGTTTTTTTAGGTCCTGCAAAAGGCAGAACTAAAAGTCTATATCCAGTTGGGTTTGGTAGTTTATCTAATGTTGATTTGTCGATCGCTTTTGGATCAAGGACTGTTTCTACTTCTTCTTTTGCCTTGTAGGCATCTAGAAGTGCTTCAGTCCGTTTCGGTGTCTCCGTGGACTCTATCATCTTCATACTCCGTTGTTGTCAGCAGGTCTTTAAGATCCTGTTGCAGATCCTCAAGAGATCTGATTTGACCCCTAACATATTGTAGTTTCTCCATGGTGTCAACACCATATATAGCGTGTGACTTCAATCGAGCTAGAGCTTTCTTAACTTTATGTTGTACGAGTGATATTGTATCTATGTCCATTTATTTTTTAATTAGTGAAAGTTTACTTTTACCTTGTTTGAGTAAATCAAAACTAAATTCATTTACTATAATTTTTAAAACTGCATCTATATCATAGTATGGGTAATCATCAAAAACAAAAATTGAACCTACTTTAGATCTTTCTCCAAAAAATATAGCTTCTTTAATAACGTCTTTTGTCTTATGTGGTCCGTCAAAATGAACTAAATCATATGTATTTATAATTTCTTTTTTATCTCTGTATATAGGAACACCATCTGAAAATCTTTTAATAAACTCATCGTCTTCCATAGGAAACAATGTAAAGTTTTCATAATCTAAATCTTTAATTAGTTGTAACTTCATACTGTTGGTGTAGTCACAAACAATTGGTTTTCGTTTATCCCAATGTTGATAAGATAAATTACCGTAAGGATCTATGCCTATATGCCAATGTTTTTTATGTGTTAAATTCATTAATATTAATTTTGAACCAAGTCCTTTTCTGACACCTACTTCAGCTGTAAATAAACTATCACCTGTTAGAGATTTACAGGCTTCTATTAATATCTCGTACTCTTTACCATCACCTTCAATCATAATTTGAATTGTTGAAGTACAGTAATTTTTTCTTCTGCTTCAGCTATTTTTGTAATTAGCTTATCTATTTCATCAATGTGTTGTGGG